CGCCTCCTCTTCCTGCGCCACCTCCGCCTCTTCCTGCGCCACCTCCGCCTCTTCCTGCGCCACCTCCTCCTCTTCCTCCTCCTCTACCTCCGCCGCGACCTCCTCTACCTCCGCCGCGGCCTCCTCTACCTCCGCCACGACCTCCTCGTCCTCCGCGTCCTCTGCCTCTACCGATCGACATAGGAAACCATCCTCCTCTACCGGGACGGCCTTTACCACCACATCCAAAAGGGAATGGACATGGTGTAGGACCGACTTCTTGGAAAACAGGAGTTAAAAATGATGGCGTTTGGATGACAACAGGAATATTGTTTGCTGCCATATTTACATAATTGCTAAATACAAGTAAGATTAAAACAATAAATGCTAATATAATGAGAATATTGTATGTTTTCATTATAATATTCAATTAGAAATTAAAACCAAAATCTACGTCTACCTCGTCTTCTCCAGCGGCGTCGTCCTGGTCTTGGTCCGCGCCACAAAGGTCCTTGTCCAAAATTATATCCAAAATAAGGAGCTTGTAAATAAACTACGCTATCAGTTTGTGCCGTCTGTTGTTGTTGCTGTTGTGACATTTGTGAAAGCATGTATACAATTACTAAAATTAATACTACCATAACAAGCTGTTCTAATTCCATATAGTATATATTTTTATAATAATTTTCTAGGAAAATAATTATAATTTAATAAAGATTATGATAAGCATATTACGCTTAGTTGGAGTATGCAAGACCACCCATACCACTCATGACACGAAGGACATTGTAGTTGGTAGCGTACACACGGACCTTAGCGGTCTCGTCACCACCGATGGCGTTGGTGGAAAGGACAAGCTGAAGAGTAGCGTTGTCAATACGAGAGAAATTGCATGTTCCAGATGGCTGGTGCTCCTCAGGGCGAAGTGCGAATGAGTAGACGTTGATACCAGTGTCTGGGGAACGAGTGTGGTGCTGGTATGGCTGAACAAGGTCGAAGTAGGTACCTTCACGCTCACTGAAGCGATCCTGTCCGTTAAGCTGAAGCTTAGCGGTAACGACTGGGTTCTGTCCCCAGCAGTGCATGTTAAGTGCGGTCTCAGCAAGAACAAATGCACCAGCATCAGATACACCGGAATCACCTACATCAGAGATGGGGAAAGGTGCAGAGAGTGCAGGAACAGAGCAATTGGCGGAGTCAAGAATACTTCCCCATTGGGAACCCTGGGAAAGTCCATCAGCTCCTGGGTCTTGGAAAAGACCACGGGAGGCAATGAATGAAACGTTGGATCCCTGTGCGGTAAGCTGGTCATATCCAGAGAAAGCGCTGAAAGATGGCACAAGTGCATCAATAGCATCAGTGTAGTTGAATGGCTGGGCACCAAGTGCGGCATTCAAGTCACGATTCTTAAGGAATGACTGGCAGTAGTCAACATTTTTGTCTGGCTGAACAACGAAAACAAGCTCCTTGCAAGGGTGGTTGAAGTTAAGCTTGATTTTGTTACTTGAAGAACCAACAGACTCATCTCCGGTGAACTGAAGCTGCTCAATCAAGTACTCGTGTGGGTTCTGTGCCATGCGTCTACGCTCATCGGTATCAAGGAAAACGTAGTCAACGTAAAGGGATGCAGCAACCAATGATTTTTGGTATGCAGCACCGTCTTTAACAGATGCATTGTCTGCGATCTGGGTTCCACCGGGAACGGTACCTTGGGTAAGGTCAGTGACAGCGAAAAGAACCTCATCAGAAGGGCGAAGCTCAAGGTTGATCTTGACTTCGTGGTACTGAAGAGCAATCAAAGGCAAAGCAAGGCCTGGGTTGCGGCAGAACCAGAACTGAAGAGGAATGTAAAGAGTAGTCTCAGGAAGAGCGTTACGTGGGGCGCATACTGCGGCTGGGACATCAGCTGCGGCACATGCACTGTCAACATCAGCGAATGAAGGATCAATCAAGTAGGTAAGCTGAGTGGTCTGGCCAACCATCTTGTTGTATCCGCGCTCCTGCTCAGCGGTAAGGGTAAGCTGGTTCCAGATGTGCATCCAGTCTCCGTACTGTCTGTCGATGCGCTGGCCACCAATCTCAACCTCAACCATAGAGATAAGCTGCTCACCAGGGTAGTCCAACCAACGTGCGTAGGTCTTTTCACATTTGTTAGGATCAGTTCCACAGCATCCCTCTTGGCCAATTTCAGGAAGAGTGACCTGAAGGTAGGTGCGGTATGCAAGATCACCATTTCTGGAGATAGTGCACTGGACACGGCGTCCGAAATCAGCCTGTCCGTTAAATGTTTGTTCAATAGATTCCATAGCAAAGTTAGTGTGTCTGCGGTAAGTCACTTTCCAGAAAGTGATCTGTGGGTTACCTGTAAGGTAAACGTCTTGTGCGCCATAGGCTACGAGCTGCATTAATCCACCTCCCATTTTGTTATACTATTGCTAAAGAAAAAAAAATTTTCATTTAACGTTTTAATTAATTTAAAATTATGCTTTCATACAAAAAAAATAATTTTAAATAATAAACTAACTATCCTCTTGATTATTTTGATTAATAATTTTATTTATATCAAAATTATTTTCTAAAAAAGTCTTTAAATAATTGTCTAAAAAAACTTCTTTTTTTCCTTCATGATTTTTTGTGAAAATATACATGTCTTTTTTTTTATTTATTTTCCAACCTTCTTCTAAAGCATTATAAAGAAATGCCATCTTATGCAATTTGATTGGATCAATTGACAAAGGCGTTTTAATATCATGACTAATATTCATTAGTTTTTGGAGAGAAAAGTAATATTAAAATTAACTTTATTAACAAATACATAATTAAATAAATAGCAATTTATTTATTTAATGCCGTCATTTAAGCCAAAGGCTAATAAAAAAATTATAGTATCCAAAAAGTCAAATGTTACGGTAGATAGTAAACATCAAGAAAAAATGAATGAATTTCAAAATATAGCTGAGGTTATTATTCCAAAATTAAAAAAACAAAAACAAAAATATAAAAAACAGCTAAATAAAAAGGGAATTACTCTTGATAAAAAATTAGAACTAGAAGATAATATTAAAAGTTGTTCAAAACAAATTAAAGAATATGAAAAGAAAAAAAAGAACTATTTACTAGATAATTCAAGATACGTATTTGATTATTATGAAAAAAAGAAAGAATTAGCAGATGGCAATGATAGTAAGACTAAAGTACTACATTCATTTTTTAGTAAAACAAATGAGGTAAATAAAACTACCAAACAAGAAGTAAATAATACTCAAAAGTATTTAACTAATATTGACGAATCATTTTTAAATATAAACGATTATATTCACCAACACGAAATATGTGAAAAATGTGGTGGGGAATTAATTCCTGTTGAATCAGAAGGTGTTATGATTTGTAAGAAATGTTCAAACCAAATTAATTTTATTATTGAACATGAAAAACCATCTTATAAGGAACCACCTAAAGAAGTGTGTTTTTATGCTTATAAAAGAATTAATCATTTTAGAGAAATATTGGCTCAATTTCAAGCTAAAGAAACAACACAAATTCCAGATGAGGTTTTGCAAAATATTCGATTGCAGATCAAAAAAGAAAGGATTACATTAAAACAGATGAGTAACAAAAAAGCCAAAGATATTTTAAAGAAATTGGGTTATAACAAATATTATGAACATATCCCTTTTATAAAAGATAAATTAGGCATTAAACCTCCTATTATGAAACCACAATTGGAAGAAACGTTATGTTGTTTGTTTATGGATATTCAAAAACCTTATGCGAAACATTGTCCAGATGATAGAGTTAATTTTCTCAATTATTACTATGTTCTATATAAGATGTGCGAATTACTAGGAGAAACAAAGTTTTTATCTTATTTTCCAATGTTAAAAGATCCTGTGAAAAGAATAGAACAGGATGATATTTGGAAAAAAATATGCAAAGAACTTCATTGGGAATTTATTCCTACGATATAATTTTTATTAAAACTAATAATAATTATATAAAATTACTTAACGAGGGAATCCAACAAGGTTAGCGCCAATGCCGAATCCAGCACCAGAGCGAGCAGATACTGCCATGCTTGGTACATATGTAT